TTTTCTAGCCCCAAACCAAGCATTGAAGAGTCTAAAATTATTGATATTCAGCCTGAAATTATTGAAGAAAAACCCTTAAAAATAGCCAAAAAAGCGTCAAAAACCGCTGAAAAAGCCAAAAAATGACCCATTTAAGCTATACGCCACCTAAATCTGTTGAGCCGTTTTTGCAGTCAGAATCGTTTATTTCATTGATTGTTGGTCCTGTGGGTAGTACTAAAACTACAGCCGGTATCATGAAAATAGCATATCATGCCTCTCAAATGGCCAAATGCAGGGATGGGATACGTAGGTCAAGGGCAATTTGGGTGCGTAATACAAGAGAGCAGTTAAGGGATACAAGTATTCCGGATGTACTTAGATGGTACCCTGACGGACAAGCTGGGGTGTTTGAGAAAACAAATTACAAATTCATATTAAAGTTTAATGATGTGGAATGTGAAATATTATTTCGTGGTTTGGATGATTCTAATGACGTGCGTCGACTACTATCGTTACAAGCGTCTTTTGGAATTCTTGACGAGTTCCGTGAAATCAACCCAGACATTTTCAATGCGTTGCAAGGTCGTCTTGGTCGTTACCCTAGTAAGCTCGATAATACTGTGGGCTGTGTTACCGATGATGGTAGTCCTAATGCACACATATGGGGGATGACAAACCCTCCAGACATGGATACGTTCTGGGAACAGTTTTTATCTGAACCTCCCAAAAATGCGGAAGTATTTTTTCAACCTAGTGGTTTAAGTGCTGAAGCAGACTGGATAGACTTTTTACCTGAAGGGTATTACGATAACTTAGCAGAAGGTAAAGCCGAGGACTGGGTCGATGTATATATTAATGCCAAGTTTGGTAAGTCGCTTAGTGGGCAGCCGGTATTCCGTGCTTTTAATTTAGATACACACGTAGCGGAAAACCCACTGAATTATATTAAGTCTACAACTCATCCGTTAATTATAGGTATGGACTTTGGGTTAACACCAGCTTGTACGATAAGTCAGGTAGATACGTTCGGTAGATTTTTAACTTATTCTGATATTATTTCAGACGGTATGGGTACTCTTAGATTTGTAAGGGAAAAATTAAAACCGTTACTCGCCAACAAATTCCCGGGTATGCCCGTGTTAATCATCGGAGACCCTGCAGGTACACAAAGAGCTCAGACTGATGAGCGAAGTGTATTTGATATTTTGAGGCAAGAAGGGTTCAGGGTTATTCCAGCTAAATCAAATTCTGTAGTAGCACGATTATCAGCTGTTGATTCTTTGCTTACTAGAATATCTGACGGAAAACCAGCAATGTTAATTGATCCGGGATGTAGAAATCTAATAAATGCCCTAAGAGGCGGATATAGGTATAAAATAAAGACTACGGGAGATGTTGATGATAAACCCGAAAAGAATAAATATTCACACGTAGCTGATGCGTTTCAATATGCCTGTTTACATGCTGATGGTAATTTAACAGGTGATGTACTAAGCACTAAAAGAAAAGAAATTGTCAAAAGTAATTACCTTTGGGTGTAAAATACTTGACAGGAACACATATTAAAAGTATAAAGTCATATAACAACCTCAATTCTAGGCTATGCAAGCACTAAATATTACTAATGCTACTGCACCGGGAACCACTATATTAGGTGGAATTGTCCCGTTAAAAACAGTTAAACAGCTCCAAGATGAGGAGCGTCGTGCCGCTGTCACCGCAAATAGTGAGCCTGTAATACAACAACTAGCTGCATACATAAAAGGTAAATGGATTGTTGCTCGTATGGCGAAAGAGTATACGGTAGAACAACGTATGCTTAAATCAGTTCGTGCACGTCGTGGCGAATATGACCCAGATAAATCAGCGCAGTTAAGAGAACAAAATTCAGCCATGATTTACATGATGCTGACAAGTAATAAATGCCGTGCTGCTTCAAGTTGGTTACGTGATGTATTACTTACAGGTGCGGATGATAAACCTTGGAGTTTAAAACCAAACCCAATGCCAGAGTTAGAGCCGGATATCTTACAAGATTTAATGGCTAAAGCTCAACAAAAATTAGAAGAAATGTTAGCACAAGGTATTAACCCTACCGATATGGAAGTTCGTCAATTGTTGCTTGATTTTAAAGATGAAGCAATGAGACAGTTGATGGATATCGCTAAAGAAACTTCTAGTCGTATGGAAAAGAAAATGCACTCTCAGTTATTAGAAGGTGAGTGGACTACAGCGTTTGCACAATTTATTGATGACTTAGTTACATTCCCATCAGCTTTGTTAAAAGGCCCTGTAGTACGTAATAAACCTATGTTGAAGTGGGTACAAGACAAACAGACTAAAGAGTGGTCACTGGATGTTCAGAATACGTTAGCACTTGAATGGGAACGGGTTGATCCGTTTATGGTTTATCCTGCTCCTGATGCATCTGTTGTTCATGACGGGTTTTTAATTGAAAGACATAAACTTTCACGTGGTGATTTAGTAGAGATGCTTGGTGTTGATGGATATAGTGATGGTGCAATTAGACAAGTTTTAGAAGAATACGGCAAGGGCGGATTGCGTGACTGGATTTATATTGACTTAACTAAGGCTAATGCTGAAGGTAAATCTACGGTTGCAGCTGGCCAAAACCCATCAGAATTAATTGACGCACTTCAATTTTGGGGTTCGGTACAAGGTAAATTATTACGTGATTGGGGAATGTCTGAAGAAGAAGTTCCAGATTCATTAGCAGAATATCCTATTGAAGCATGGTTAATTGGTCGTTGGATCATAAAAGCAGTAGTAAATCCTGATCCACTAGGACGTAAGCCATACTATAAAGCCTCATATGAAGAAGTTCCGGGTGCGTTCTGGGGTAATTCAGTAGCAGACTTAGCTCGAGATACCCAAGACATTTGTAATGCTGCTGCAAGGGCTCTAGTAAACAACATGGGCTTAGCCTCAGGACCACAAGTCGTATATAACATTGATAGACTACCTCCGGGTGAAAACGTAACACAGATATTCCCATGGAAGATTTGGCAGGTTACTAGTGATCCAATTAACGGTAATCAAGCACCTGTAAGTTTCTATCAACCTAACTCACAAGCTAATGAATTAATGGCGGTATACGAAAAATTTGCTACACTTGCTGACGAATATACAGGCATTCCACGTTATATGACAGGTGGAAATCCAACAGGTGGTGCAGGAAGAACAGCATCAGGTATGTCTATGTTGATGAGCAATGCTGGTAAATCTATAAAACAAGTTATTGCAAATATTGATGAACACGTTATTAAACCTTGTATTGATCGTTTATATTATTACAACATGAGATACAGTGATGATGCAGACTTAAAAGGTGACATTCATATTCAAGCTCGTGGTGCAGCAAGTCTATTAGAAAAAGAAGCAGCACAGCAACGTCGTAATGAGTTCTTAACAGTAGCTCTTAATAGTCCTGTTGTACAACAAGTTATTGGTATGGAAGGTATAGCTGAATTACTAAGACAAGCTGCCAAAACTTTAGATTTGAATGTTGATGAAATTGTACCCTCTGAATATATAATTAAACAGAAAGAAGCTGCAGCACAAATGCAACAACAGCAAATGCAAGAGCAACAAATGTTAGAAATGGCTCAAAAAAATGGGCAAGCGCAAGCAGGTGGAACACCTCCAGCAGCCCCCACAGGCGGAGCGCAATTAATGAATAATGCACCAGTAACAAATAGATTTGCAGAATAAGGTTGACAAAGAGTATAATTTTGTTTAAATAGTAGTTGTAGTATTTAATTTTGAAAGGAGCCTAAAATGGCTGAAATTTTTAATAAGTTAAAACGTGGTGGTAAAGATGAATATGCTCAAGAGTCAGCTAAAACTGATGGTATGTCTAAAGGCGGGGAAACCGGTCTAGGCAAAGCACCAAGCATGAGCGATTTTTATATGTCACGTGGTGAAGGTTATGCACAAGAATCAGCTAAAACTGATGGTATGTGCAAGTAATGAGAATTGATGAACGTGTAGCAAGATGCTTTACGTTTTTGCGGGGACCTGAGTTTAATTATCTTTTAGAGTACTTCAGAGCCAAACGGCAGGAGTCTTTAGAAATGATGGCACAAGTTTCTGATACAGATAAGATTTACCGGTTCCAAGGTGAAGCCGGGGTTTACAAGGAAATCCTTGATTCAATCGAAAATGCGGAAGCATTAATTGCCAAATTTAACGCCAAGAGCAGACCTTAATCGGAGCTTGAAGCACATATAAACCGTAGTAGCAGACCGTAAGCAACAAGCACAGACCGTTGAGGCGGAGTGTGAGGCGCAGCCGGAGCTAAGGAGAGATAAATGGCATTACCAAAGGCAGTACAACAACAAGTTGAAGAAGCAGATCGTTTAGTAGCTGATATGGATTTAAATAAGACCGGGGAACCGGAGACTAGTTTAGATACACAACCACCAAATACTGCAGAAGAGCCGAGGGAAAATGTTATTTTGCAAGAGCAAACAAGGCAAGTTGATTCAGTACCTGATGATGTATGGTCACAAAAATACCACACTTTAAAAGGTATGTACGATGCTGAAGTACCAAGGTTACATTCACAAGTCCGTGAGTTAAACACGCAAGTGCAGACACTTATAGGAGAAGTTGAAAGAGCCAAAGTTCAACAGCCTGAACCAATGAAGCAAGTTGAGTCTCTAATCACTGAACAAGATAGAGAAGCTTTTGGACCAGATTTAATTGATTTAATTGAACGTGCTGCACAATCTAAAATTGCAAATACGCAAGGTAGAGAGTCAGACCTAGTAAGTAGAATCAAAGAGTTGGAAAATCAGTTAGGCAATGTATCTGAACGTCAAGTTGTATCTGATAAAGATAGATTCTTGGATGGGTTATCACAACAAGTACCAGAATGGGAAGTCTTGAACACTGATCAAGGTTTTTTAAATTGGTTACAAGAAGTTGATCCAGTTTATGGTATGCCTAAACAAATAGCATTAACAAATGCTTATGAGAATTTAGAATTAAATCGTGTTGCGACTATTTTTAAAGCTTATAAATCTTTGTTACCTGCTAAAACTGAAAAACCACAATTAAATCCCGAACTTCAACGTCAAGTCGCACCGACTCGCTCACGTTCAGCGTCACAACCGG